TCCTGTCAGCTATGATCAAGGCGGTACTCTGTACATCACACGTTTCATCTATCAAATCTATGGCTTGGCTTACGCTTTGACCAAAGTGTTGATGGAAGACGGTGACCACATCCGTATCGGTAGCACTTTCGCTAAACACTTGGCTCAATCGATGATTGAAACCAAGGAAACTTTGTGCGCCAACTTGTTGAACTTCGCGTTCACCAGCGGCTACATCGGCGGCGACGGCGTGACTTTGATCAACACCGCTCACCCCATCGCTAACGGTGGTTCTTACTCTAACCAATTGTCTACCGCTGCTTCTTTGAGCCAAACTTCTGTTGAACAGTTGTTGATTCAAATCCGTAGCGCCGTTGACAATAACGGTAAGCGTATCCGCCTAAAAGCCGAACAACTGGTGGTTCCTCCCGCCTTGGAATTCCAAGCTGAAGTGATCCTGAAGTCTGTTCTGCGTTCCGGCACCGCCGACAACGATCTGAACCCGATCAAGTCTACCGGCATGTTGCCTAAGGGCACTCACGTCGTGACTCGTTTGAGCTCTTCTAAAGCATGGTGGATTCAAACCGACGCTGAAAACGGTTTGATGTTGGTTATGCGTCGCCCCATGGAAAAATCCATGGAAGGCGATTTTGAAACCGACTCTATGCGTTACAAAGCCACCGAGCGTTATGCTACTGGCTGGCACGATGCCCGTAATATTTACGGTACACAAGGCGTTTAATCTAAAAGATTAATATCCCGGCAAACCCCCGACTTAAAAGGTCGGGGGTTTTTTATTTTAGGGCGATATAATCTAAATGTTTGCATTAATAGGAATAGGAAGTTCGCCCCCAACAGGGCCCCGTCGCTTCCCGGGGCTACGATCAAGCGACTGAGTGGGGCTAAAAACTCTTGATAGGAAAAATCAAATGTCAGTTACTTTTAATCAGCCGATTCGTGTTTACAAATATAACAACCCCACGAACAACGGCGTCATCGCTCCCGACAACACTGGCGCTGTAGCAGTTAGCCAACAAGTCACTTTCTCTGGCGTCAATGCTGCTGGTGCTATCACCACTTACGGTGTTGGCAATGCTGCTTCTAGCCAAGACCCCGTGTGGATCCCCGCTGGTGCTGCTATCACCAACGTGCGCTTGTTTGAAACCACCGCTCCCTCGGCTTTTACTGGCATGGTTATTACTGTTGCTGTTAACGGCACTTCTGTTGGTACTATCACTCCCACCACCACTGGCGGCGTGATTTCTATTGCTTTCACTGCTACTGCAGCTGTTGCAGCATTGTTGGCCAACGTGGGCACTAGCGACGTTCAAGTTACCTTCACTGTTGGCACTACTTCTGGCGTGACTGGCACTTTGGCTGGTATGTTTGATGTTAGCTATGCTGCTCGTAATTTTGACGGTTCGATCACTAACGTCGGCCAAGGCTACACCAACCAATAATTAATTACCTTGGGGGCCTTGTGCCCCCGATTTAACTTATAAGGAATTAATTATGGCATCGAATCTCGTCTCAAATCTCCAACAGCATCCTTCAATTATGCCCTCTGTTACCATGCAGGGCGCATATGAGCCGTTTGATTTACAAGTTGCTCGTAACCAAATTGCTGGTCATCAAACTGTTAGCATTTTTGGTTATCAGGCGTCTGTTGGTACTACACCAATTCCAATTTGGGAAAACGCCAGCACTTATACTTTTCCCACATCAGCATCTACCCTGACTCTAGTTAGTACTTCTACGTCGGATAATACCAGCGCATCGGTCCTTATTAGTGGTTTAGATGCTAATTTTAACCCCATTTCAGAAACGTTGTTTTTGAATGGAACTACGGGTGTCACTACGGTTAATAGTTATTTGCGTGTTAATAGTTTGGTTATGGTGTCTCCAGGCACTAGCCAAGTTACAAATGTTGGTATTATTACCATCAAGCAAAGCACTAATACTTTGGCTCAAATTAACGCTGGCGTTGGTAAATCACAAAGTACAGTTTTTACTGTGCCAAATGGCTATACTTTCTATTTAGATTTGGCAGAAGTCAATACTTCTAATAGCTACACTGGCAGTACAATTGTTACGTATCGTGTTCAAGCGTTAAACAACGTGACCGGTGTTCAATTAACTGTGTTGCAACAACCTTTTGTTTCATTGTATTCAGCTAATCGTGCATCGGATCCTTTTGCGTATACACAAAAAACCGATATTCAATGGCAACTTTCTGCAAGTACAGGAACTATTGCAGCTGGTGTTATTGTAACTGGTAAGTTGATTAAGCTCGACGGTCAAACTGCTTAAATGCCAGTCTACCTTGACACCAGTAGCTACTCGGTTCTGTCTGTAGCGGTCTGTGACCGCTGCAACAGAAAGTTTCCGTATGTAGAACTAATGCCTGACCCGAATTTTCCGGGTATGCGGGTGTGTCAAGATGACTTGGATAACTTTGATCCATGGCGGCTGCCCGCACGTCAAACAGAAAACATTGCATTGCGTTTCCCGCGGCCAGACGTGTCTGTGGCTACGGGCCCGATTGGTGGTGACCAGATTACGACGGAAAACGGATTCCAAAACGGCAATTCGTTGTTTATTGAAGGTACAAGTGGTACGTATGCCAACGGAACAGGCGACCTGAATAAAAACAGCAACGTAGTTCCTTCGCCAATGGTTTTATACCCCTACATTGAGGTTATAACGCCCAATACGGGCCCCAAAGCTGGCGGAACTACGGTTACCCTTACCGGGGCTAATTTTACGGCTGTAAACACCGTTAGGTTTGGCGGCACATCGGCAACGTTTAACCTGATCGATTCGACAACTATTGTTGCAACGTCGCCGGCCTATGCCGTTGATGGTATTGTTGACGTGGCTGTTATATCTCCATTTGGAACCGGCACGTATTACGGCGGGTTTACTTACGTATCATAAGAAGAATAAATGGCTGATCAGAGTATAACACAACTGCCAGTTGCTTTAAACCTTACGGGTAATGAGCAAGTTCCGGTTGTGCAAAACGGGGTTACTAAGCAGGCGTCTGTTTCACAGATTGCCAACGCAGCTTCGCCCGGTAAACTGATTACCAACGTCGTACTTAATCCGTCAAATTATGACCTGATTTTTTATTATAGCGATGGAACAACGTCGCAAGTTGGGCCTATTCCGGGGTTTGTTTCAGCAACAATTGACTCCAACGGTCATTTGATTTTAACTGAAACAACTGGCGCAACTATTGATTGCGGCCAAGTTACCGGCGCCTCGGGATACTCGGGTATTTCAGGATATTCAGGTACTTCGGGATATTCTGGCTCGATTGGTGGCTCGGGATCTTCAGGCACATCGGGATACTCTGGCTTTTCGGGCTATTCTGGGTTTGGATTATCTGGCTATTCTGGACTATCTGGCTATTCAGGCATTTCTGGTTATTCAGGTGTTTCTGGCTATTCGGGTTCTGGTGTATCTGGGTATTCAGGTTCAGGTATATCAGGTTACTCTGGCTTTTCGGGTTATTCCGGTTTAGGATTATCCGGCTATTCTGGCATTTCAGGATATTCTGGTATTTCAGGATATTCAGGTACTTCGGGCTATTCAGGTTCTGGCGTATCTGGGTACTCAGGTTCGGGTACATCGGGATATTCTGGCTTTTCTGGTTATTCTGGGTTTGGATTATCCGGTTATTCAGGATATTCTGGTATTTCAGGATACTCGGGTATTTCAGGATATTCAGGTACTTCGGGCTATTCGGGTTCTGGCGTATCCGGGTATTCGGGCACATCCGGCTATAGCGGTTTAGGGTTATCGGGTTATTCTGGGACCTCAGGCTATAGCGGCGTTTCTGGTATTTCGGGTTATAGCGGAACTTCGGGTTATAGCGGCTCTGGTATTTCAGGCTATAGTGGCTCTGGTATTTCAGGTTATAGCGGAACCTCGGGCTATAGCGGCCAAGTTGGTACGTCGGGGTATTCTGGATTTAGCGGTCTATCGGGTTATTCTGGAACATCCGGCTACAGCGGATCTGGTGTGTCAGGTTATTCGGGATTTAGCGGTATATCGGGCTACTCTGGTATTTCAGGCTACAGCGGTTCGGGTGTTTCTGGCTATTCGGGATTTAGCGGAATATCAGGCTATTCTGGTATTTCGGGCTATAGCGGTTCTGGTGTTTCTGGTTATTCGGGATTCAGTGGAATTTCTGGATTCAGCGGCATATCGGGCTATTCTGGATTCAGCGGCATATCGGGCTATTCAGGATTCAGCGGTATATCGGGCTATTCAGGATTTAGCGGCATATCGGGCTATTCTGGATTCAGCGGTATATCAGGTTATTCAGGCTACAGCGGAACCGCGGGACCTTCTACCTTAATAAATGCCGCTGATACCGTTGCAAATACTAATTACTTCTTGGTTGCAGTTCCTGCGCTTGGTTCTAACCAAACTGCGTATGGTTTTAGTACTGATGGACTTTACTTTAACGCATCAACCAAAGTATTTAATACTCCATCTATTAATGTTACGGGTTCCTTTACTGCGGTGTCTGGAATTAGTAGCGGTGCATTTTAAGAATAATTAGAACAAAAGGAATTTAACATGGCACAAAGTGGATTTACGCCAATTCTTCATTATGGTTCATCCGGGGTAGGAAGTGTACCCCTCGCTGCTAATTTGACAAGCAACACAAACGGTGTTGAATTGGCAGTCAACTACACCGACGGTAAGTTGTTTTATAAAGATAACACAGGCACTGTGCAAGTGTTGGCATCTAAGGGCGCCGGAGCCCCCGGAGGTTCAAACACACAGGTTCAATATAATAGTTCTGGAAGTTTTGCTGGATCCGCCAATCATACCTTTGACGGTACTACGTTAACATTAGGTAACGCAGGCATTAGCGGCAGGTTTCAGGGCGATTTTAGTAATGCTACGTTGCCTAGCCGTACAGCATTTCAAACTGGTACAACAAACGGTACAACAGGCATCTATGCGTTACCAAATGGTACAAGCACAGCAGCTTCATGGCAAGCAACTAACGCAGCAGATCCGACCAATGCCTCCAAAGTTTTAATTGCCACAAACGGTTCAACTGATGTACAATTGGTGTCTGGTATTAATGGCACGGGCACTTATTTACCTTTGTCTTTATGGAATGGTGGTTCAGGCCGTTTTGTAATTGGTACATCGGGGCAGTTTGGTATTGGCCCAACTGCATCTGTGTCTTATGGTACGTCCGGACAAGTTTTAACTTCTGGTGGCCCCAGCGCACCACCAACATGGTCAACAAGTTCTGGCAGCGTTAATATTGGTCTTGTCAGAGCAATCGCAATCAACTGTATTTTCCCTTAAGGAGTTTTTATGGCAGCAAATACCGCCCCAATTTATTCGATAGCAGGTGACGTTACCAGCGTCGCCGCTAATAACTCTGGCCTAGTTGTTGGCCCAACCGCCAACACAGCACAAGACGGCTCGGGCACGTTGTACAAAATGTTTACGGCCGGCTCTAACGGCTCGTACGTCCAGAAAATTCGTTTTCGTCCTGTAGGTTCACCTGCTGCTACTGTGGCCCGTGTGTTTATTTCTTCGAGTTCTACGACCAGTTCAACTGTGACGTGGCTCTATGATGAAATTACATTGCCTGCTGTGACTCTGTCTCAAACTGCTGCATCTAGCGTGTTCGAGTTGCCCATGAACTTTGCGCTACCAGCCAGCTACTTGTTGTATATCACGTTTGGTACTTCTACTGGTTCTGCCGGTACAGGCTACTCAGTTGTGACTATTGCTGGAGACTATTGATATGCCGACATACAACTGGTGGAGCATTACATTTATTCCTAGCGGCGCTGCTGGGTACATGAAAATGCTGGACGGAGTTTGCCAAAACATTTATACGGCAACAGGAACAGTGGTTGACCAATCTCAACCACTTGAATACACCTGCACAAGTATGGATGTGGCTGCACCTTCTTGGTACAACGCAACTACTAACACGCCTTAAAGATGTTTCCTCAACAACCGCAACAACAATTTAGAGTCGCTGGTGCTGACGTAAAGTTGTTTTACGGGCCTGCGGCTCCTTCTCTTGTAAATAATAATCAAACATGGAACAAACCTGTTGGAGTTAGTCATGTTTACATGATGCTTATAGGAGGAGGCGGTGGGGGAGATGGCACTTATGGCGGAAATTCTGGAAATATAACTGTTTGGTATGGTGCAGCCCAAAATGTTCCTGACAACTTAATCGCAAGTGTTGGTTATGGTGCAAGTGCAAATACAGTAGGTTCAACCTCAAGTGTTCAATATAGAGGCTCTTCTTTAACAAATTTGTTGACAGCATCTGGAGGCAATATTACTGCTGGTGCAAATACAGCAGACGCAGCCAATCAGTTTGCTAATAGTGGGTTTTATCAAAATACTTTAGGTCAGCTCGGCGCAGCCGCTAGTATTTCGGCGTCAGAAACTACTTTTTTAAGCGGTGGCGGTGTTGGAGTTATTACAGGAAATTACGGTTATGCCAAATCATCATCATTTCCGGGAGCCGGATTTTTTCAGTTGCAACCAATTATTGTTGGAGTTGGTGGTGATAGATCTTCAACCGCAGGCATTGGTTGCGGAGGTGGAGGAGGTGGTCTTGGAACCACTGGCAGCCCCGGTTTAATCTTGATTGCGAGTTGGTAATGTCATATCCTATTAAATATCCTACACCGCAAGGCGCAAACATCCAGATTTTTAATGCTGGAGAAGTAGTTGGAACCCAAACATGGGTTAAGCCACAAGGCGCATCATTTGTTTGGTTTACCCTGATTGGTGCTGGAGGTGGAGGAGACCCTAACACCAATGTTATTGGTGGCGGGTCAGGTGCAGTTACCAATTGTATGGTTCCAGCTTTTTTAATTCCAGATGAATTACAAATTAAAGTTGGGAAAGGCGGTATTGGCGGCGATGGACAAAGTTCTTTTGTTAATTATGTTTCAAAAGGAACATACAATATATTGATTGCACTTTACGGTTATGGGGGCAAAAATGGCGGTAATGGCGGAAATGCTTCTTCATCTAATTATTTTTCTTGCATGGGGTTTTACCAAAGTATTGCAGGACAAAATGGTTCTAGTACTGTGGTCACAGCTTCTCCGACAACATTTTTAGGCGGAGGAGGTTACGGGTCGCCAACTGGTAATTATGGATATTCTTTTAATAATAATAGTAGTGGATTTTTCCAAACTCAACCAATAATTGTTGGGATGGGCGGTAGCGCAAGTACCGCAGATAAACCCGGAGGAATAGGTTGCGGCGGTTCTTTAGGAAATGTAAACGGTGGCGCGGGAGGCAACGGCCTCGTAGTAATCATTACATGGTGAACTTATGTTAGACGTATTTAATTTTGCTTCACCCCAGACAGCCAACTACCAAGCGTTTTATGGTGGTGGAACTACACAAGATTGGATTAAACCCCGTGGCGCATCTATGGTGCGTATGTTGTTGATAGGCGCTGGCGGCGGCGGTGCGAATGGATCAACATCTGCTGTTGGTGCTGGCGGCGGTTCTGGCGCTATAACCACTTGGATTGGCCCTGCCATTTTTATTCCTGATGAATTAAGAATTTCTATAGGGGCAGGTGGCGCTTCAAACGGAGGTACTGGCGGCAACACTTCTGTTATTTGGCAAGGCCCAACAGCAACTGCGGGATATACATTGTTGACAGCCAATGGTGCGCCGGGTCAAACAGGGGGAAATTTAATTTCAAACAATTATTTTGGCGCAGCGGGGATTTTTAATTCAATAGCAGGTCAATCAGGTTCTAATCCTGGGAGTGGAATTGCTTCATCTACAGCTACGTTTTTATCTGGTGGCGCTGGCGGTGCTTTAGTAACTACAACTGCTGGCTCAAATGTAACTACAAAATATGGGTATCCAACTGTTACTGGTGGTGCAGGAACAGTGGGGGGTAACGGTGGAGATGGTTATTTTTTAACTCAGCCACTCTTATTAGGAACTGGCGGTGCTGGTGGCGGCGGTAAAAATA